AGAACAGTTCATTCTGGTTTGTCAATTGCAGCAATGGATAAATCACAAAATGTTTTAGAAATTGAAAAAGGATTAACTCAGTTTGGACAAGCAAAAAGCTACTTATCATTCTTAGGTACTCCAATCAGACAGGTAGATACCTTGATCAATTCTGAAGCTCGTGTAACTTAATAGTTACTTAGATTATTCTTTTATTTTTTTGGAGATTTTTACAAAATGATTACAGATGCATTGCTCAGAGTGAGCGAAGATCAAGCATTAACTACAACTGCTGTTTCTACAAACACAGTTGATTTAAGTGTTGCTAGAGACATCGGTGAAGGTACTGCTTTATACATGAACTTTGCCGTTACTACTGCATTAGCAAATGGTACAAGCGTAAAGTTTGAAGTTATTACTAGTGCAAGTGCAAACTTGGGAAGTCCTACTGTTATTGGCAGCAGCGATGCTGTTCTTACAGCAGCACTTACAGTTGGTAAAAACGTAGTGGTACGTTTAAACCCAGAAATTGCTGGCAAAGGTCAAAGATACCTTGGTGCTAGATACACAATTGCTGGTACTTTTAACGCTGGTAAAGTTACTGCTGATATAGTAGAAACAATCGGTGACGGTAGGAAGTTCTATGCTTCTGGCTTTACCGTAGCTTAAAATTAAGAATGACTTATGCCTATTTACAAAGCAAAAATTAAGTGTTTCGTTGGTCAATCATTACGAGAAGCTAATGAAGAATTTGAGTATAACGGAGAATTTTGCAAGCATTTAGAACTAGTTAGTGGGTCTGAACCTCAGATACCTGTAGCGTCTACTACACCTGTCAAGGCTGAAGTAAAGGCAACTAATTTAGAACTAATGACAAAAGCAGAACTTGAAGTTTATGGTCGCACTATCGGTCTTGAACTTGATAGAAGACAAACAAAAGATACTTTAATTAAACAACTTGAAGCAGCTAGTAAATAGGTTTAGTCTTCTTATTTGATTTACAGGGGGCTAGTAGTATTACTGCTATCCTCCTCTTTTTATAGGAGATGTCATGGCAACTGAAGTAGATATATGCAACCTTGCCCTAGCTCATTTGGGTGATGATGCAACAATAGCTTCGCTATCCCCACCAGAAGGATCAGCACAAGCAGAAAAAGCTGCACGTTTTTATCCAATTGCAAGAAACAGTTTGCTTGAAATGCATACATGGAATTTTGCGGCAAAACGTGGCAATTTAGCATTAACTACAAATACATTAGATCAATGGGATTATGCATATGTAGCACCTGCGGATATGATGTCACCTGTTTCAGTTATATCTCCAACAGCACAGAATGATTATGCTACAAGAATGTCAGCAGGGGATACCCCCGGAGGAATAACAAGTAACTATGCACCAACAATTGTGGCAGGGCAATATACACCACAACAGTTTGCAGTAGAAGGAGAATTTATTTATACCAATCAAGAGAATGCAATGTTGCGATATCAGGCATTTATAACTGATCCATCGTTATTTTCTCCTTTATTTGTAATTACATTGTCATGGCATCTGGCATCAATGCTTGCAGGTCCTATTATTAAAGGTGATCAGGGAGCGGCAGAAGCAAAACGTAGTACTCAAATGATGGTTAATTATTTAACAAGTGCAAAACAATCTGACAATTTACATCGAGATATAACAGTAGAGCATATAGTACCTTGGACATCTGGGAGATAATTAATGCCAGTTACACGCAACTTTAAACAAGCATTTTCTGGAGGAGAAATATCACCAGAAATGTTTGGTCGTATTGCTGATAATAAATTTCAACAGGGTGCATCATTGATGCGTAATTTTATTGCTAAACCACAAGGACCTGCACAAAACAGGCCGGGTCTTGCTTTTGTTAAAGCAGTTAAAGATAGTACAAAAGCAACAAGATTATTATCTTTTACGTTTAATACTACCCAAACTATGGCTATAGAGTTTGGTAATCAATATTTTAGATTTCATACACAAGGTCAAACATTAAATTACAGCGATGGCACAGCATGGAGTAGCAGTACTAATTATGTAGTAGGAGATATAGCAAAATATAGCGGTACAAATTATTATGCAAAGACTGCTCATTCAAACAGTCAACCACCAAACTCTACAAATTGGTATGCATTACCTGCTGATATGACATATGAAGTACCTCATTCATATTTAGAAGCACAATTATTTGATGTGCATTATGTACAATCTGCTGACGTTATGACTTTGGTGCATCCTAGTCATCCACCTAAAGAATTAAGAAGACTTGGAGCTACAAAATGGGAATTAAAAACAATAGATTTTGGTAGCCCATTAACTGCCCCTACAGGTGTATCAGTTAGTGCTTATATCCCTTCATCTAGTAGTACAAACTCTGATACTTATGAAGATCATATTTATGTTGTAACTGCTGTAAAAGCAAATTTAATAGACGAAAGTAATCAATCCAGTAGTGCTACTGTAAGCAATAATATTTTTGTTACTGGTGCTAAAAATACTATTTCTTGGAATGCAGTTACTGGTGCATCAAGGTACAAAGTATATAAAGATCAAGGCGGTATTTTTGGTTTTATAGGAGAAACAACTACTACATCTATAGTTGATAATAATATTTCTCCAGATTTTTCTGTAACTCCACCAATTCATGAAAATGATTTTGTAGGTACTGGTAATTATCCCGGTGCTGTATCTTATTTTGAACAACGTAGAGTTTTTGCAGGTACAAATAATGCACCACAAAATATATGGATGACCAAGTCTGGTACTGAAAGTAATATGTCATTTGGATTACCTATACGAGATGATGACCGTATTGAGTTTAGAGTTGCTGCTCGTGAAGCAAACACAATAAGACATATTGTTCCATTAACAAATTTACTTATGCTTACAGGATCAGCAGAATGGAGAATTACTTCTGTTAATAGTGATGCTATAACACCTAGTTCTATATCAGTAAAACCACAATCATATGTTGGGTCTAATAATGCACAACCAGTAATTGTTAATAATAGCTTGGTATATACTGCTGCTCGTGGTGGTCATGTTAGAGAACTTGGTTATAACTGGCAAGCAAATGGATTCGTTACAGGTGATTTGTCACTTCGTGCTCCACATTTATTTGATAATTTAGAAATAAAAGATATGGGTTTATCAAAAGCTCCGTTACCAATTGTATGGATGGTTAGTAGTAATGGTAAATTATTAGGTCTTACATATGTGCCAGAACAAGCAATAGGAGCATGGCATCAACATGACACAGACGGTACGTTTGAAAGCGTAGCTTGTGTTTCTGAAGGCAATGATGATGTTTTATATGCAGTAATAAAAAGAACTGTAAATGGTAGTAGCGTTAGATATATAGAACGTATGGGAACAAGATTATATGCAACACAACGTGATAGTTTTTTTGTTGATGCAGGTTCTACATATAACGGTACAAATACAAACACAGGACAAAACGTCACTATATCTGGCGGTACAAATTATACAAAAGGAGAAAGCGTTACGATAACAGCTAATTATAATTTATTTAATGCACCTCCTAGTACTGATGATGTTGGAGATGCAATTGTATTAGTAGACGGCACAAATTATTATCGTTGCAATATAACTTCTACTACAAGTGCAACCGTAGCAACTGTAAAACTAGATAAAGATTTACCGGCATCTTTGCGTAATACAGGAATAACAACTTATGAAGTTGCAAGAAATGTTATATCAGGTATTACATGGCTAGAAGGTAAAACAGTAAACATCTTGGCAGATGGTGCGGTACATCCACAAAAAGTAGTTTCTAGTGGTTCTATTACTTTAGATCAGGCATCTAGTGTTGTTCATATTGGATTACCTATAGAAGCTGATTTGCAAACTTTACCTATGGCATTACAGGTAGAAGCATTTGGTCAAGGCAGAGTAAAAAATTTAAATCATGTTTGGTTACGAGTATTAGAAAGTTCTGGTATTTTTGCAGGTCCTAGTGCAGATAAATTAGTAGAAGCAAAACAACGTACAACAGAACCATATGGATCGCCACCAAATTTAAAAACGCAAGATATTAAAATTATGCTTACACCAACATGGCAAGATAATGGTCAATTGTTTGTAAGGCAAACAGACCCATTACCATTAACAGTTGTAGCCTTAACATTGGAAGTAGCAATGGGTGGTTAGTGTGACCGTAAACAAATATAGTATGTGTATATTAGAAAAATAAGAGAGTGTAGAAGTTATGGCAACATCTGTTCAATCAACTACAGTAACAGGAACAAGCTGGAGTGATTTGGGTCCTTTAGGGCAAGCTGGAATTATTACACAAGGTTTTGGTGCTTTAAGTGGTGCTATCGGTTCATTTTATTCTGCAAAGTCAGAACAAAATAAAGCTAGAAGTTTGGCATTAAATTTAGAACATAAAGCAGATATGTTGCTTTTTAATAAACGTATGAAAGAAAGTCAAGCAGAATTTATAGGCCGTCAAGCAAACAAAGCGTTTCAAATACAATCAATAAAAGCAGGTAATAGAAGGTCTAGTGCTAGAGCATCATTTGGGGCTAGAGGAGTACAGATGGGAGTAGGAAGTACTAAAGATTTATTTGTTAGTTCTGAAATATTAGCAACTTTAGACAAGATCACTATGAATTCAAATAAGGTAAGAGCTATGTCTAATAAACGACTAGAAGCTGTTGATATAGGTATAAGAGCGGACATGACAAGTCTTAGTGCTAGTAATATGTTCCAAACGGCATCTTCAATTGATCCTTTTTTCAGTATGAGTAGTAGTTTATTAACTGGTGCAAGTAGCATTATTGGTAGTTTGCCACCTTCTATGTTTCTTAAAAAGACAGCTACAAATAAATAATTATGGCTAAAAACGTACCTTTACAAACAGCACCCGAAGTACAGTTAACATCAGGTTCCGAAGTACAATTTTCTGGCGGTCAAGTAAGACCTAGTGAAGACGTAGTTTCTGGTGAAATAAAAAAACAAGGTCAAGCATTGTTAAATACTGGACAAGTTTTAAACAAACTTGACGATGAGATAAATGATGCGGAATCAAAAATGTTATATAACGAGTTACATGGTGAAATACAAAACGTAGTTACAAATTATGCAAATTTAAAAGGTGCGGACGCTGTTAAAGTTACAAACAAAGATACTAATACTACGTCATATGATGATAGTAATACAGCAATTAAACAAATTTTAGATAATAAAGGCAAGAAAGCAAGAAACGGAATGGTTAAATTTATGGTTGAAAAAATGGCTTCTGTAACTGTAAAAGATGCTCAAAATAAAATGCTTTCGCATTCATTAACACAACAAAATAAATATAATTTAAGTGAAACAGAAAAAAAAAGAGATACACATAAAGTTAATGCACAGATAAATTACAAAAATTTTGCTGAACCGGGTGGTGCATTTCAAACTGAATTTAACGCAGGTTTAAATATGATTGACGAAATAGCAAACTTAAAAGGTTGGAATACAGATCCTAATGCAATTGGTCCTAACGGTAAAAAAATGGGAATAAGTTCAAATTATTTAAATGCAATAAATGAATATATGGTTGAAGTTTCAGAAGATGTTCTTGATAAATTTAGAGAAGATAAAGATGCTACAGGTAACAAAAATTTTTTAAACTTTTTAAAAGAATTAGTAGATAAAAAAGTTGTTGAAAAATACGAAGTAAGTAGTGAAAAAAACCATACAGCAATAAAAAATGAAAAAGTGGTAGACGCAGTATTGAATAATAACGGAAATCAAAATGATGGTAATTATATAAATGTAGTAAACAAAACTTTATCTTTGTCTAGTAATCATTCTTATGAAGATGGTGTAGGAAATACTGTTAATGACGGTTTAAATAGCGGTGAAAATGATACTACTAATAAAAAACAAACTGAAAACATAGAATCATTAGAACAAAAAAGAAGTCAATCACTATTTTTTAATTTAGATTCAGCAAAGATTGGTACTTTAACACCCCAACATGAACCAACACATATGTTTGCTATAGAGCAAATAGGAGTAGAAAAAGCTGATTCTTTATATTTAAAAGCACAACGAGAGTACGAATTACCTGAGCTTGAAAATAAATTTAAAGATAATAAAGCAGGTCGTAGAAAATATGCAATAGCTAAGAAAAAATTTGAAGAAGAATTTTTAAAAAATCCAGACAATGAAAATATTATAAAGGCAGCAATATTAGATAAATATAATGAACTAATTGTAAATGAACATGAAAAAAAATTTAATAGATTTTATGGAGCGACAAAAGACACATATCCAAATGCACCTAAAAGAGAAGATTTTGCACCAAGAGCAGATGGAGCTAAAAAATTTAGAGAAGCTAGAAAAGAATTTTTCAGTAATCCAGAAAATATAGAAAAAGTTAACCCCGGTGTAGATGCTGAAAATTTAGAAACTATGACAGGTAGAAGAGAAAAAATGGGAAGATATGAAGCAGAAAAATCAAAAATAGAAAAAGAACAAAAATTTCAAAAACATCAAGATAAAATTATTAATGATTTACAAGTCATAAAAAATGGTGTTGATTATAATGCAGTTATTGAAGAAAAAAAAGTAGATTTCATAACAGGTTTACGTCCATTAAATGATTATAAAAAAGAAGTTAAATCAACAATTACAGATAAAAAAGAACAAGAAGTTGCATTAAAAGATTTAGAAGTTAAATACAATAAAATAGCAGAAGAAAAAACAGCAATTTATAATGAAAAACGAAATGCTGCAATAGAAATAGCATACGCTGAACCAAATGGTTATAAAAATTTTCCGGCTAATGGAATTAAAATGGATGATTTTACGGAAGAAGATCAAACAATATTTAAAGAAGGACCACCAAAAGAATCAGATGTAGATACAGAAATTGAATTAATTGATAACCCAGCAGAAGTCAGAGATAATATAGATGCACACAGGCATAGTTTAAATCCTAATACTTTTTTACAATTAAAAAGATATTCACAAGATTTAAAAAATGAAAATAAATATGTTGAAGCAACAGGCAATGTCAATATGTTGAAAAATACTTTAAATAAAAATGACATGGGAGATTTACATACAGCTAAAAATAAAAAGAAAAATGCAAAATATGTTGCCATACATGATGCATGGTTAAAAGAAATTAACGCACGACAAATATCAAACAATAATACAAAACTTACAATGGGTGAAAAGCAAGATGCACTTGATGCTGTTTTATTAGACATAGTTAATGTTGATAGGTTAATCCGAGACACAAAAAATGAAAATTATTTCTTTGTTGATAAAGATGATTTACAAGACGTTTATGTTGAAATACCGTTTGATGGTCAAAATGAAACAGTATTTACAAGTAAAATTAATAAAAAAGTGTTGGAGTTAATTACAGAATCATTACGACAAGATGATATGCCTGTAACGCAACAAAACATTGCTGAATATTGGCTTATATCAGGAAAAGCAGAAGATGAAAAACAGGCTGAAGAAAATATTAATAATTACTTTATGGATAAATAATTATGTCTGATAATCCTTTTGACATTATAAAAAAATCACCTAGTCAAAACTATGGTAATGATAATCCTTTTAACCTTATACGAGAAAAAAGAAATCAAAGAAATGATAATTTAATTAAACAAACTTTAAGTGCTGTTTCTAAATTAGATCCTGATAGAACTGGTGAAGCACAAAAATTAGCAGAGCGTTTAAATTTACCGTCAAACATTGCTTTAGATAGCGATGAAACTTTAAGACTTTTAAAAGAAAGAAATAAAGAAAAAAATATATATGAATTGGATTTAGCACAAACAAATCCGATATTGATGCGTCATTTAACTGATCCTGATTTTGCAGCTATAGCACAGGATAATGTTGAGCAGTTAGGTCTTATTGAAACAACATTTTCTGGAATACAAAATTTTCCTGAGAATGTTGGACAAGGTTTTGAAAAGGGAAGATTAGAAGCTGAAATGGGTAAGCTTAGTTTTCAAAAAGGTTTAAACGTAGAACTAGGTAAACCTAATAAAGCTATAGATAAACGTATAGAAGAAATTGGTGTAAGACTAGCAGAACTAGAAGGTGATGGTTCTGGGATGTGGGAAAACACCGCTAGTATTATTGGTCAATGGTCACGGACATTACAAGAATCAGTAAAATATGGTACGGCAGGTGCTGGTATAGGTGGGTCACTAGGATTAGCAGGTGGTCCTTTTGCTCCTATTACAGTAAAAGGTGGTGCAATTACTGGATTTATATGGGGATTAAGAACAGGGGCTGCAAAAGAAGGAGCAATAATAGAAGCAGGTCATCAATATAACGAACTAATAGAAAATGGTATTTCGCACGAAACTGCAAAAAATGTTGGAATTGCAGTAGGTCTTGTTAATGGTGGATTAGAATTTACAAGTCTTGGTGTAATTACAGGTCCGGCTAAACAGTTGTTAATAAGAGCAACGTTAAAAGAAGTAAATAAATCTTTAAAAAAATACACAATGCAACAGGTATTAAGAACAGCAGGTACTACTGCTTTTCGTAGTTGGGCATCAGAAGTTGCAACAGAAGAATTACAAGAATTGGTAAATATTGCAGGTGCTGATTTTGCAGAATATTTTGATACAGGTGAATTTGAAAGTAAACTAAATACAAAAGAAGGCAGAGAAGAAATAGCACAAAGACTTGCTGCTGTATTTGAAAAAGTTGGTACTGGTATGATTCCACTTGCAGGTTTAAGTGCAGGTCCTACATTTTTTTCAAATAGTACAAAAGCAAAAGAATCAACAAAAAATACTGCATTTGTAGAATCACTAGCTAGTTTATCTACCAATGATAAAACTAAAGTTAGAAATCCTAATAAATTTCAAAAGTATATACAAGACGTAGCAGACGGAAAAGACGTTCCTAATATTTTTATAGATGCAAAACCATTTAATCAAGCGTTAAAAGATAACGGTATAACAACAGAACAATTAGAAATGTTCTCTCCGCAAATAGCAAATGATTTAAAAGATATTAATGGTACTGGTGAAAGTGGTGACCTAATAATACCAACAGGAGAATATGCAACAAACATTGCAGGTACGCAATTAGGTAACGCATTACAACCTCATATTCGTGTTAGAGAAGATAGTTTTAGTGCTACAGAAGCAGGGGTATTTGAAACTGAAAAAGAGACATTAAAAAAACAGGCAGAACAAATAATAAATAACGATGAAAATGCAAAAAAAGAATTAATAAAAGAAGGTAAAGCTATAGAAGAAAATATTACACAACAATTAAAAAATGCCAAATTAAAAGCTTTTACACCTAGTCGAATTAAATATTTAGCACCTTTAGTAAGAGATTTTGCAATAGTGCAAGCAAATCAATTAGGAATAAAACCTAGTGAATTTTTTAGTAAATATTTTTACAATATAACTACTGACGATAAATTTAATAAATTAGCAGAAGGTCAGTTATTTAATCAGGATGGCACGGTCAAAACAGAATCACCTGCGTTTAAAAACTTTTTTGGCCAATCTAAAATAGTTGACAAAGATGGTTCTCCTTTAGTTGTATATCATGGAACTACAGACAGCATAAGCGAATTTAAATTAGATCATCCGCATAGGTTAGATAGTGGTTGGTTAGGTACTGGTGTTTATGTAACTGATAATATTCTTTTGGCTAAAAGATATACAGAATTAAAAAAACAAAGAATTAAACAAGGTCGTTTACCTGCCGGTCCTACAGATCCAATAATTATGCCTTTGTATGTGCGTTTAGAAAATCCATACGAAGCAACTTTAGAAGATAAAAACAGAATTAGAACAGGTCAAATAACTGCACAAGGATTTAGAGATCAATTAATTGCACAAGGACATGACGGTGCAATAATGCCGGGTCAAATGCAAGATGTTAGGGAAATAGTTGTATTTGATCCTAAAGCAGTTAAATCAACAGAAAATAGTGGCACATGGAAAAGGGATCTAGCAAATATATATAAACAATTAAAAGCTGATGATGAGGTCTTTTTACAAAGAGGTAAACAAAAACAAGGTAAGCCAGTACCACAAGCTGTATACCAAATAGCTAATTTAGTTGAAAGTTTTGATTTTGCAGAAAAAAATGTTTATGACACTAATCGTAATTTCAAATTAGCATTACAAAAACGTGTTAAAGATGAAGCTAAAAAAGCAGGTATAGACCTTTCTGAAAATACAGTAGAAAGAAACAAATATCTTGTTCAAACTGTATTGGCAGATGCAAGATATGCGTTATCAGAAAATGACAATGCAATAGGTTGGTATGACACAACTTTAACAAAAGCTAAAGCAGTACTGTCTCTTATACATCCAGAATTAGCTACTGATCCAGAGTCTAATTTTGCTTTTGTTTATGGTTTAGCTAATACGTCTAACATGATTAAGGTAGATAAAAATTTAGAATTAGCAGAACAGGCTTATACATATTGGAAAGAGAATGGTACGTTCCCTATAAATATAGGTATAGGTGACGCAGCACAGGCAATAAACCGTAACTTTAAATTGTATAACCGATTAATTAAAGAAAAAGGATTTGCCGAGTTAGAGGAATATATGAAAACTATGCATATAGTTAAAGAAATTGAAGCATATACAGATGACGAAGTAAGTGGGTTAAATAAAAACGACATGGCTTATGGTGCAGCAGTAATGGGCCCAAAAATTGGTAATGGATTTTTTGCAAATTTATATGGCAATTATGAACAATTAACTATGGATAGATGGTTAATACGAACATGGGGTCGAATGACAGGTACGTTAGTTCTTGATTACAAAAGACAAGCAAAAGTAAAACGTGGTCAGCTAAAAGAATTAATAAAAGCTTTGTCGTTACAAGAAAAAAAATTATTATCAGAAATTATTGGAATAAAGATTAAGTTATCTAATTTAGATGAACTAGGTGTTGCAATACAAAGAGCCAGCACAAGTGATGCAAAAAGAAAGAGAATGAATGAAATAGCAACAGTTGTTGAAAAACCAGAAAGAAAACAATTTTTACTTGATTTATTAGGTAAACCACAAAAAAGATATCCACACATAAGTCTTGGAGGTGAGATAAGAAAAGGTGGTAATGCATTAGCAAAATATAATGACGGTCAAAAAGAAACTCCTAGTGGTGCTCCAGAAAGAAGAAATATAATTAGTGTTTTTGAACAAGTGTTGACAGAGTTGCAACAAACTGAAAAAGATCTTACAATGGCTGATCTACAAGCTTTGCTTTGGTATCCAGAAAAACGTCTTTATGATTCTGCTAAATTAGATGCAGATGAAATAGTCAGGGGTTACGAAGAAAGCGAAGCACCTGATTACGCTAATGCTTCTGTTAATTTAGCTAAACAGCTAGGAGTAGCAGAAGCTGACATACAAACAACACTAGAGGAGGTTACTAATGTACTCGAACGTAAGGCAACTGAGCGAGCAACAGATAGCGAACGAGGAGAAGGAGGAGATGGAGGAATACGAGAGATTGATACTTTCCAACAACAAGGACTCGAATCAGAAGGAACAAACATTGACGAGACCACAGGACTCACCCTCAATGCAGATGGAACAGTTACCGTTTACCACCACACCAGTAGAGCAAACGCAGAACGAATCAAAGATACAGGTGAACTCAGAAGTGCTGCAGAACCTGATGTCTACGTTACCACCAGAGCTATCGCAGATACTGGCTATGGCGATACAGCAGTTGCCATCAGAGTCGAACCTTCTAGACTTAGTCTCGATGATGAATTCCCTAACGGACGAAGAGATTACAGACTCTCAGTTGGAAAGCCTAGAGGATCTATTCGAGTAGATGTAGGAGAATTTGCACAGCAACAAGAATCTGAAGGTCCTAGAGGACAGTTTAGTCCGACAACATTAACAACTATACTTACACAAGAAGCAGATTTTTCTACGTTTTTACATGAGACTGCACATTATATGTTGACCGTTATGGAAGACATAGCAATGTCTGGAAAAGGTTCAGAACAACAACAAAATGATTTTCAAACATTGTTAGATTTTTTTGGTGTTAAAGATATACAAACATGGAGCAAGTTATCGTTAGACGAAAAAAGAAAATATCACGAGAGTTTTGCATATAATTATGAAATTTATTTATTTGAAGGCAAAGCACCAAATAATAAATTACAAGAAATTTTTAATGAATTTCAAAAATTTTTAAAACGAATATATAAAACAATAACAAATGATTTAAATAAACTATACAGACAAGAAAACGGTACAGATTTACCAATACTTACTGATGAAATAAGAAGTGTAATGGATCGTATGATTGCTAGTGAAGAACAAATCACACAAGCAGAAGCAATATATGGAATGAAACCTATGTTCCAAACACAAGAACAAAGCGGAATGGATGACGCTACATGGAAAGAATATAGCGATGCAATGAAACAAGCACAGGATGAATCATTGCAAAAATTAACTGAAGCTAGTATGCGACAAGTAAAATGGCTAGGTAATGCTAAAGATAAATATATTAAAAATTTACAAAAAGATGTAGCAAATACTAGAAAAAAAGTAATGCAAGAAGAAACTAATAAAATTGAAAAAGAAAAACTATATCAATTACACGCATTTTTAAAACGTGGTGAATTTATAAATGATAATAACGAAAGAGTTGTAGCAGGTGACGGTTACAAAATAGATATAAATTCTTTAAAAAATTTAATACCATTTTTTGATATGAGTGAAATTATTAAAAAATTTGGTCGTGGTAAATATGGATTGATTGCAAAAGCAGGTGATAAAGGAATGCCAGTAAATGTTATTGCAGAAATGTTTAATTTTAAAGATCCTATTGCAATGATTAATGAATTAGTAGAACTACAACCAATTAAAGAACTAGCTATGGAGCGTACAGATGAACGTATGTTAAGTGAATTTAGTGATTTAACTGATCCAAGGCAGCAAGAAATACAAATGCAAGAAGCTATTCACAATGAAGCAAGAGCAAGATTTTTATCTGTAGAGTTAAGATTTTTATCTAAATCAATGCAACCTGTACGTTATCAAGTTGCTGCTGCGAGACAAGTAGCGAAAGAATTATTAGCTAAAAAAAGATTAAGAGATATTAGACCCTCAAGATTTAGTAGAAACGAAACTAAAGCTGCGAAAAATGTAGAAGCAGCTATGAAAAAAGCTGATACGTTAGAAGCAATAAAAGCAAAAAAATCACAATTATTAAACAACCAATTAGCTAAAGAATCATTAGAAATAATAAAACAATATGACAACGCAACCAAATTATTTAGAAATGTATTTCAAACAGATAAAACATTAGTAAAGAAAAATTTTAATACTGATTTAGTTAATGTTGCAAAATCTATTTTAGCTGCTTATGGATTTGGACCTGCTGTAGATAAACCATCACAATATACAGAAAAATTACAGGCATATAATCCTGATATGTTTGAACAATTACGTCCGTTAATAGAGGATTTAACAAGAGAAAGTAATCAGGATATTAAAAATTTAACTTATGAACAATTTGAAACTGTATACGAAACAATACAAACATTAATGTTTCAAGCAAGACGAGATATGCAAGTTGAAATAGACGGCAAAATAATAGATTTAGAAGTGCCTGTAAATGAGTTATTGGAAACAATGGCAAGAATGGAAACACCTGATCCAATAGGAACTACAGAATCACCAAAAGGTTTTACTTTTAATCTTAAAGAAATAAAAAAGACAAGATTTTTTAGGGCTATGCAACAAGGCAAATCAATGACAAGACGTATAGAACATTGGGCAGATGGAATGGACGGTGCAACTAGAACTGGTAAAGGTTTAATTGGTAGCGTTGTTTTAGAACGTGACGGAGTAGGTGCTTTTACAAAATATATTTGGCGGCCTGTTAAAGACGCATTAAATAAATACAGAATAGAAAGATCAAATTACACTAAACGCTATACACAAATGATAAGTAAATTAGATTTAGGTCAAGGTGTTATTACATCTGGAGAACTAGGGTTTACATTTGGTAATGCAAATGGTCAATACGGTAAGGTTGAAATTCTCGGTGCTATGTTGCATACAGGTAATAAAAGTAATTTACGAAAATTATTATTAGGTAGAGGTTGGGGTGATATTAATGAAGACGGATCATTAAATACAGATAGGTGGGATACTTTTGTAGATCGCATGATTATTGAAGGAATTTTGACTAATGAAGATTTTTTGTTTTTACAAGAAGTATGGGATTTAAACGAAGAAATAAAACCACTTATACAACAAGCTCATAGAAAAATTTATGGATATTATTTTAAAGAAGTAGAAGCAACACCTACAGTAAACAGGTTTGGGTCATTCAGAGGTGGTTACGTTCCGGCCAAAACAAGTCCTTTTCTTGTTGCTAATACAGAATCAAAAGCAAAATTAGAAGATTTAAGAAATGAATTTAGACAATCATTGCCTTCTACTGGTAATGGTTTTACCAAGGCACGAGTGGAATATAACAAGCCATTATCATTAGATCTACGATTAATGACTAAACATATTGACGATACGATACGTTTTGCGTTTGTACAACCTGCAATAGAAGATGTATTTAAAATTTTAAAAAATAAAGATATATCAAACAGATTGCAAGAATTAGATCCAACAATTATGGACAATGCCCTAATGCCTTGGCTTAATCGTTCTGCTCGACAAACAACCATGATTGCTGGTCGATTTAAAGGTATGGATAAGTTTTGGACACAAGTTAGAAGAAGTACTGGTGTTGGTATTATGTTTGCAAATATAAGAAATGGATTACAACAATTTACTGGATATTTCCCTGCAATGATAAAAATAGGACCGTCATATCTAAAAAATTCATTAGCTCAATATGTACAAAACCCATTGCAATTTCAAGAAGAAATAGCAGAACTATCACCTTTTATGAAAGAACGTCAATTTAATCAAATATTTGATGTGCAAGATACACTAAATCAATTGATAATAAATCCAAATGAATATCAAAAAATTCAAAAATGGGCAGAAAGGCATGGATATTTTATGCAACAAGCATTTCAAAACCAAGTTGATACTGTAGTTTGGTCTGCTACTTATAACAAAGTTTTAACAGAAAGCCCAAAAACAATGTCTGAAATAGATGTACAAAAAGAAGCTATACAACAAGCAGACGCTAACGTCCGTTTAACACAAGATAGTTTACAGGCAGAAGATTTAGCAGCATTCCAAGTTGGTTCACCTTTTTATAAAACTATGGTTCAATTTGGTGGTTATTTTAATATGATTGCAAACTTAAACGCTACACAATACAAAAAATTATTTAAAGATTTAGGATGGCGAGGAACAAAAGGCCAATTGTTTATGACTTATTTATTAGGTTTTGCTATGCCAGCTTTTGTTGCAGATTTAATTGTCAGGGCAACAGGTGGTGATTTTGAAGATGAAGATGAAGATGGTTACTTAGATGATGTTGCAGGTTGGTTTTTTAATTCACAATATAGATCCGCTGCTGCATTAGTGCCTTTTGGAAATATAGCTATTGTTCCATTTAATGCATTAAACGATTTACCATACGATGACCGCATTACAACAAGTCCATCTGTATCTACTTTAGAAGCAGCAGGCATTGGTACTGTTAGATTAGCTGTTAATTTTCTTGATCCTGATAAAGAAATTACAGGTAAAAATGTTAAAGATTTTTTGACAGCAATAACCTTAGTTACAGGTATACCATTTACATCTATAGGCCGTCCTATTAGTGTTCAATTTGATATTAACAGAGGTGTTATAGATCCAGAAAATACACCAGATCATATAAGAGCGTTAATTACAGGTAAAGCAAGTCGCAAAAGCAGAAACTAAAAGGTGTGACCGTAATACAAAGATTTAAAGGTAACCTTAATAAGATAGTGAAGATGTCTAATTAATGACAATAAATTCGACTACAAGAAAGACGAATGCGTTAGTTGGTAATGGTAATACTGCTACATATCCCTTTGCATTTAAAGTTTTTACAGACGCAGATGTAGTTGTAAAAAAATTAGAAACTGCAACAAGTATAGAAACTACATTAACCCTTGGTGCAAGTAATGATTATATAGTTACTTTAAACTCAGACCAAAACGGTAACCCCGGTGGAAGTATAACTTTAAGGTCTGGTGGTAGTGATCAAAATTTAGCAAGTGGTTTTACTATTGTTATTACTTCTGCTCTAACACCATTACAAGGTACAGACTTAACAAACCAAGGCGGTTTTTATCCAGAAGTCATTAATGACGCACTAGATAAGTCAGTAATTTTACATCAACAGCAGCAAGACGAATTAGATAGATCTATAAAATTTTCATTAACCAATACTATTGGTAGTTTAGAAATTACAGAAAATGCTGCTGCTCGTAAAAACAGAGTACTTGGTTTTGATAACTTAGGTGAGTTTGAAGTACTAAAAGAATTAGGAACTTACCGTGGTAATTGGGCTGCAAGTACTAGTTATGCTGTAAGAGATCTTGTTAAAGATACTTCTACTAATAATATTTTCTTTTGTAATACAGCACATACATCTTCTGGATCACAACCATTAACAACCAATACTAACTCTGCAAACTGGGATCTTATTGTAGACGCAGCAACAGCAACAACATCTGCAACTAACGCAGCATCATCAGCTACAGCATCTGCAAACTCTGCAACGGCATCAGCTAATAGTGCAACAGCAGCAGCATCAAGTCAAACCGCAGCAGCTAGTTCTGCCACAAATGCAGCTAGTTCCGCATCAGTAGCACAAACAAAAGCAACAGAAGCTACGTCAGCAAAGACCGCAGCAGAAACTGCACAGGCAGCAGCAGAAACTGCATTAGATACTTTTGATGATAGATATTTAGGTACAAAATCTTCTGACCCTAGTGTTGATAATGACGGTAATGCACTTATAGATGGAGCATTATATTTTAATACAACAGTTAATAGAACTAAAGTTTATGACCTTGGAAATACTCAATGGTTAGAAGTAACAATAACAGGATCTGATTTAACAAATACTAATACCGTAGCAGCAGCAATAGCTAATGTTAATAATGTTGGTGGGTCTATAGCAAACGTCAATACTGTAAGTGGAGCTATAGCTAACGTAAATACAGTTGCAGGTAACATATCAAATGTTAATGCGGTAGCAGGTGATATTGCAAAAGTAGTAACAGCAGCAAATGATTTACAGGAAACAACATCTGAAATAGATACTGTTGCTAACAGCATTACTAATGTAGATCTCGTTGGTAATAATATTTCTAATATCAATGCTATTGGAACTATTCTTGCAGGTCAAACAACATACACAATAACTGTTGTTGGCGGTGTATTTTACGTTGATGGAGTATCTAAACCTACTTTAAATATAATTAGAGGATTTACCTATATATTTAATCAAGCAGATAATTCAAATAATAATCACCCTATAGCATTTAAAGATGGCAGCGGTAATTCATATACAACTGGAGTAACTGTAAATGGAACAGCAGGTCAAGCTAATGCAAACGTAACTTTTGTTGTACCGGCAAACGCACCTAGCTCATTACGTTATTACTGCACAGTACATGGTAATGGCATGGGTAATACTATTGCTGTTGGCGATGACAATATAGGTGTTGTAGCAGGTGATATTAGCAATGTTAATTCTGTTGCAGGTGCGATAACAAACGTTAACAACGTAGGCGGTAGCATTGCAAATGTTAATACCGTTGCATCAAACCTTAGTGGTGTTAATGCTTTTGCTGATAGATATAGGATTGGTTCTAGTAATCCCACAAGTGATCTTGATGCAGGTGATTTATTTTTTAATACCTCTCTACAAAAATTACTTGTTTATAACGCAACTACTAGTGCATGGGAAGAAACACAAACAATAGGTAGTTTCTTTATAAATACTATTAGTCAATTTTCTGGTACTGGTGGTAATAGTGCCACGTTTAATGGTTCTGCCTATAAATTTACTTTAAGTAATGCAGGTGCTTTTGCACAACAAATGCTTGTAAGTATTGCAGGTGTAATACAAAAACCTAATTCTGGTACAGGACAACCTAGTGAAGGGTTTGCTTTAGATGGTGCAAATATTGTATTTAGTTCCGCTCCTCCTAGTGGTGCTGATTTCTTTATTGTTACTATTGGTGCATCTGTAAGTATTGGAACACCAAGTGCAGGTGTTATTAACAATAGTCATATAGCATCAAACGCAGCTATTGACGCAAGTAAAATTGCAAACCTATCTACAGATTCAATAACTGAAGGCAACAGCAAAGCGGAAGTTATAGGTAGTGGTACGAATGATGGAGAGTTTAAAGTAACACTTCAAGATATAACATATACTGGTGCAGGCAAAACTTCATTGCATCAATATACATCTGGTAGTTACAACATTACAGAATTAAACCCTAGTGGGGGTAATATTGCTGCAAACTCTAGTTTAATATTTAATCATTTAACTGCAACTAACGCTTGGAGTAACATACTATTCAACAAATCAGGAGCATCTAGTGGACAGTCCCAGATAAGATGTATGGCTGGTACAGCCTTTCAATTTTTTCCAGCTTCTGGAAATTATATGTTGCAGCTAAACGATTCTTATTCTACGTTTGGAAATACAGTCGTACCAAATGGAGACAGTACTTACGATATAGGACAAAACACTAATAGATGGAGAAATGTTTATGCCGACACATTATATGGTGACGGATCAAACCTCACAGGAGTTTCGTCACAAGTTGCTGATGGTTGCATAACAGAGAACTCACAAACAATTTCAAATAACTACACTATGGGTACAAACAAGTCAGGAATAAGTGCGGGGCCTATAACTATAAATAGTGGGATAACAGTTAACATTCCGTCAGGTTCACGCTATGTTATTGTCTAGGGGGTAAAAATTATGCCAATAGTATTAAACGGATCAGGTTCAATAACAGGAATTTCAGCAGGGGGATTACCTGATGGATGTATTGTTGATGCAGATATAAATGGAATGGCAGCTTCAAAACTTAGTGGATCATTGCCAGCAATATCTGGTGCAGCCTTAACAGGTGTTTCTGGTGGTTTAGTAAGTTTCAAACACGCACCAATATCTGCATATCAAGTAATTCAATCAACATCTTTAACTTTAACAAATTTACAAATAACTTATACTCCTGTAGATGGAGCAAATAATAGAGTTTATGTTTTGATGACAGGTAACTTTGAATTTGACGGTAATGATAATAATCATCATCAATTTATAATCAAATGTACTGGACAACATACTACTGATTTACCTTTAACCACGCAAAGAGTTGGTTCAGATATATCAAGTGTTCCAAATACCACTTCATTATCTATGCTTTTAAGAGACCCAAATATTACAGGTAATGCAGCAATTACTTACAGAGCAGGAGTTTACTGCGAAGATGTAACAAATAGTCAACATCGAATGAGAAATAATTTAGCCCTAACTGTTTTTGAAATTGACCCTAGTGCTAACCAAAATTAATATGAAACACGATA